CCCTTCCTGAATAATATAATTTTCAAGAGGCTGTAATATTATATATTACGTTGAAACAGGGCTTGTTGCTTGCGCAAGATAAGCATTGTTAATTTCATTGGCTGGTAGCCAATAATCGTAAGTAAATGTTACACCGAATGTTTCAATTTGGTTAGAAGATGTCCAATTTAAACCAATAGCGTCGATAGCTGATGGGTAAGCACCGATAATGTCATATTGACGAATTGCCTGACCTTCTTTGCTGTATTGAATTACAGAAAGCTGAGCCTTATAAGCATTTTCGCTAGTATAAACACTATCACGAATGTTAGCTTCAAGACGATTCAATGAGTTTGACCATTTTTCAAACATTGAACGTACAAGAAAATCTTCATCGTTTTCTACAGTTACTGCCCAATCACCAAAAGTACGATCGCCAGCAAACTTAACCTGACGACCGAAGTATGATGTTGTTACTTGGCCAATTGTAGATGGTGGAAGTGAAGTTGCGCTGCAAGTAAATCTGAACTTGTCAGTTGACCCTGCTTGAGCGCCAACTCCTGTTGGAATAGATAGATATACCTCGAAGAGAGTAGGACGTGCACCACCTTGGGTAAGTCCTCTTGACTTAAAGGTACTGATATTAAATCCTGTAGCCATTTTAATTGCTCCTTTTTATTCTATTTATTAAAACTGGCCAACGACTTCAGAGAACTGTACACCAGTCGCAACCGCTACAAAGTTCAACTGAATATAGTTGATTGAGCGACTTGGCTTGATGTAAATATCACCAACGAACTGATTCGAATCAACAATCACTGGAGGATTATTAGTTGAATCGCAAACAACAAGGTAATCAGTGATACCACGACGACCCTGAACTTCTCTTAGATATGGATTTACTAGAGCCTTAAATTGAGCCTGAGTAAACGCATCGTTGAAGTTGAATAGGAAATATTTAGCAGCAGTCGCAATAGATTTCTCAAGAACGATGAACAAACGACGAACGTTGATATGATCAAACGCAGAAGGTTGTGACTGCATTGTTTTATCACCGTAAAGAATTGTTCCTTGACCTGGGAATGTAACAACTGGATTAATACCGTTTGGATATAGAAGATCACGATCAGTTTGAGTTGGGTTCCAACGTAACTTAACGATATTCTTAATACCGCCGCGAGTATAACCAGCTGGCGACCACCATGGATCATTTGTAAAATCGGTACGAGCGCATAGACCAGCAATATCGCCGTTCATTGGAACATAACGATATACATCATTATAACGATCATACATATACTTGTAACCTGAATCCATCACAGCATAAGAACTAGATACTAGAGAATTTCTCCAGTTAACAATAGAAGTTGCTTCTTGTCCTGGATTTCCTCTTACAATAGCATCATCTGGAGTAATGAATACAACGCAATCTTTACGGATTTCAGCGATATTTTGTGTTAGGTAGTTAGCAAGCTGGAAGTTGTTAACAGTTTGACCATTTACAACAGTAGAACCAGAAGTTGGTTTACCTTGAAGAACAAGAGAAATATCAATATTTGAAGCTGAAGCATAATAGTTGTATGCAGTAGCAAGAGTAGCTAGAGGTACGTTTGCTTCGTTATAACCATCCATACCCTGAATCATCTGCTGGCTATATGGAGTTTGGTTAGTTGAGTTTACTAGATTAACAGTAGTGTTAGAAGCAGCGCCTGAGCGATCATTACCCCACCAAATATAATTTGATGACTGATTTAGAACAGTTGCGTAATAATTATTAGCACCACCGAGGCTATTGTTATCAACACCGCGAGAAAGGTTAGCGAATGTTTCAAGAATTTTTCCTGCAGTACCAGTAAATACACCATTTTGGTCAACTACAACAACGTGCATTTGGTCAACTACGGAAGTATTACCGTATTGTGCTTGCCATGCGCTAGTTGCAGGTGCAGTACCAATAACAGTAGAAAATTCCCAATTTCTTGTAATCGTTGGGTTAACAGTGCTATTTGATACATAGTTTGCTGGTAAGCGATAAGGAGTTGCTAGAGTAATGTTAGCAGAAGCAGATGCGTTAACAGAACTGATAGCTTTTACTTGTACCTTTTGGAAGCCAATTGATGTATTACCAAGAACTAGATAATCGCCAATAGTAAGGCTGTTTACAAGAGTATTAGCATAAGTTACTGAGTTAGCATCAGCGCCGAAGGTAGCATTTGCTACAGCAACGACAAGATTGCTACTTCCGATGCTTACAGTTACGTTAGCATAAACTGGAAGAACTGCACTGTTTGGATAAGTGTAAGCCTGACCATTTGACTGAAGGTTCGAGCCATAAGCATTTGGGCTATCGCAAACTGCAACACGGATAGAACTACCGTACTGACCAGGATACTTAGCAGCATAATAGATGTTCGAGTCAAATGTAGTTGAAATGAAACCGTTTGAATTAGTATTTGACCAAACACTGAAATAATTTGTTTGGTTAAGAACTGCTGGATTAACAGTATTTGCGGCAGCATTTGCAGGAGCATAAGCATTTAAAGCAACAGCTAATGAGTTAGCAGTTGTTGCTGATGAGTTCGAAACATATGAACCAGAAGTATTAGCAGCACGAGTGATGTAAAGGCTGTTACCATATGTTAAAAAGTTAGCTGCGGTGAACCAAGTTTCTGCATTGTTTGCGTTTGGATAACCGAATTGAGAAACTACTTGTGTTTCACTGCCGACGAGAGTTGGTAAACTTACTGGACCCCAATTGAAAATACCAGCGTGTGCACCTGTAGTTGTAGCAACTGTAGGAACAATCGTGGTTAAGTCAACTTCAGTAACATTTACTCCAGGACTAACTTGAAATGCCATTTTATTCTCCTTCCATGGAAGATAGTTTTAATTTAATCTTCATTATTTATAAATTTTGGTTTTCAAGCTCGGCCATCCAATTTGCAACAGTTACTGGTTCAATTATCGATTCAAAATCATCACCATTATCCACGAAACCAAATGGAAGAAGATCGTTCTCAATATCTTCTTCACTTTTCTCTCTTAGCTTCATTAATGTATTAATATTAGTATATTCTTTGAAATATTGTTGATCAGATAACCATCCAAAAAGCACAAGACCCATTACCAAGTCATCATGATTTCCAGGTTCAGCTTCGTAACTTTGACCTTTTCTTGAAAAAGTTGAAAGCTCATTAATTGTATTAAAATCATTAATAATAAGTTGGTTTTGTTCAATAAGAAGTTTAACTATAGAACAACCAACTGATTTAACAGTTTTAGTCGTACGAATGCCTTTATCGACATTTGCACCAAATCCAGAAGTAATACGTTTGCCACTTCTACCAGCATGCTCCGTAAATAACACATTTTCATATTCAAACTCATTATGCAACGTATGAGAAACTTGTTCACCAATATCATTAATTTCTACAAGAACAGATGCATTATTATATCTCTTGGCAATTTGATGAACAACACCAGCATAATCGGCTGGCGTTAACATATTATTGCGATAAACGCAAACTTGAACGTATGGCATCGTTGTAACATTAATAACACTAAATGCCGAATAATCTAACCCTTTACCTCTTGAAACGTCAGCAATTATAACATAAGCATTATTTTGCACTGGTGGAGCATAAAGAAATAAACCATCATCTTTATGAATTGGAGTTTGTGATACAAGTTGTTTTAATTTCCAACCTGCAATAAGAGTACCAGAACTACCCATAAATTCGACGTTGTATTCTTGGTCAAATTTTTCAGTATCAAAGTTCATTGCAGCAAGAGTATTTTGTTTCCATACCTCATCGCGGCCAGGAACTCTTTCGTAACCTACTCTGATTGGATTGTATCCATTTTTATTTTGTCTTGCGTTTTCCCAAATAGAATAAAAATGGTTTAAGCCGTTTGGTGTTGAAACGAGAACAATTTTAGATTCAAGACCAGATGAAATAGTAGGATAAACCGATGTAAAGAAGTCATCCCAATTTTCGATAAATGCAGCTTCGTCAATGAATAGAAGGTTAATAGAATAACCACGAATAGAATCAGTTGAAGTAGCAGCTGCGATAACACGGCTGTTATTCTCAAGTTCAAATGAACCTTTATTCCATTCTTTAACGCCTTGCTGAAGCCATTTAGGAAGATGTTGATAAGCAAGCTGCACACGTCCAAGAATTTCTCTGGCCGTATCGCCTTTGTTAGCAAGAAGGGCTACCGTTTTTTCAGCATGGAATAATATGTACCAAAGGATAAACGCACAAGTTGTTGTAGATTTACCTGCCTGACGAGCAGTAGCGATAACCGTAAACCGATTATCTGCCATAGATTTAAGCATTTCTTTCTGATAATCATAAAGCGTAAAACTAACAAGACCTTTATCGATATTGATAATTTTCATATATGTTTCAGTAAAATATACTGGATCATTGGAGCATTTTAAATACTCCTCAACCATAGTTTGATCAAACTCTATGGCTTGGTTGGATCTCTTAATAAGAGAATTGCCATTATAACCTTTTATCTCAGCCATTTTTCATACTCTCAATAGCTTTTTGGAGTTCAGCTGTAGAACCAACAAAAAGATTATTTGTCACGCTTTTAGCTTCATCATTCATAGGCGTATCAGCTGCACTAATTTCACGAATTTGTTTTTGTAATGCCAGTAAATCTTTATTAGCATCAAGCATTGTTTTCATAAGAGTACTTAGCACTTCGAAAGCACGTGGGTGTTGGCTTTGATCGGCTATCTGTGATAGTTTTTCCATTGCGAAAGCGCCATTCTGAATTATCTCATGGATATTAGAACGGGCCATTTCAAAATCAGTTTTTGCACTATCATCATGCGCTTTTTCGACAATAGATTTTATTGTATTGTCTAGCGGTGGAAGATTAAGAGCAGTACCTAAAGGGTCATTATTTGCATTTGTCATGATAAGTTAAATGTATTAGAGATATATCCAAAATCACTCGTTGCGGAAATAAGATTAGCAGCAATAGATTGAGCAGCATTAGAAGTAGGCTGACCGTTTGCTGTTAATCCTGGCTGAATTGTAGTATACAAAGCTGGACTTGTAAATCCAACAGCAGCTGCGATATTGTTTGATGTATCGTAATTGTTTGCTGTTGGCGAATAGAAAACCGTGTTTGCAAAAAGAATAATAGCACCAGATTTTACTGGACCATATAGGTATGATTTCATTGTAAAATCAAGAGTCCAAGTTAAAGCCTGTCTTTCTTTGAAGTCACCAGTATATGTATCTTCCTGTTGAACTGTACCAAGAATAACTGGTATATCATGTTCGACATTCATTTCCGGAATAAGACGAACTGTCGTTGTCCAATCTGGTGTAAAGAAAGGAAGAATTTGTTCAATAATTTTAGTTGCATCTTCAGTATTTTTAACCATAATATAAAGACGGAAACCAATATTGTATGGAACTGGAGTATATTGATAAATTAAAGAACTGGTAGTTGTATTGCTAGCGGCAGCATACTTGTTAACAGTATTTAGTTTTCTTGTAGAATCATATGTTATGTTAGTCATCTCAAATGCCATAAAAGGCATTGTTGGAGTTGCTGACTGTCGTTGAATAGATGGATCTTGTAAAGAACGGGCCAACATTTTTTCTTTTGGGCCATACGTAATTGGAACTTTAATAAAAGCTGTTTCATTACCAGAGCTGTCTGTTCTCTCAATAGCAATGTCGTCAAACAACGTACCGAAAAGAGTTACATATTTTCTTATTAAACTAAAATAAAAAGTTTGACGAAACATTAATAAGTGCCTTCACTGAATGGGTCAACTTCACTAAAATCGATAAATCCAGCAGAAGTATTAGCTAGATATTCATTATCAGTTCCAGGAAGAATAGTATTAAGATTATATTGTTCCATAACTAGATAATTATCGTCTTCATCAGTAAGCCAATTTCCTTGTTCATCCATAACGCTGTAATCAAGAATATTGGTGCTGAGATTTTGCTGCATAGAATCAATAGCTGGAATACCAGTGTTGAATATTTCATCTGAATATTCGAATAACTCGCAAGTCATTTTCCATGTATAGAGTTTGCCAAGCTGATAAAACATTTCGAATTTATCAACAAATTTAATTTGGAAACATTTATTGTTTAATGGGAAATATAAAAGGTCGCCTTCACGTGGTCTTATTAATTTAGTATAAACACCAACTTCTTCAGAGAAAACACGTTGGGCAATAGAAAACGTAACTTGATCGCGAATTTCAAGACCAAATTTTGACATAAAATTACCATCACCAGTAAACCCATTAATGTTTTCAATGTAGATAGGAACTGCATATGTTTGGGTATATGATGACTGATCGTCAGCTGTATAAAGTTGATCGAAATTATTAATATTTCTTGGAATAAAGTACATCTGCTCGCCGTATATAGAAATTGCTTCTATGATAAGGCTTTCAAGAAGATTTTGTTCTTGGGAGCTATTGAAATTATTAAAGAAAAAATTTGTGCTTGGCATTATTTTAATTTACCTCTAACCCAGTCATCACCTGGAGAAATATCATTTCTTTTATTTATCACACCATTATTCCACCAAAATTTAGATTTCATTATATCAGATCTTTTTTGTTTAGAAGCCGTTAGACTATTGCTTATTTTTTCTGATATTTTTTGTTTATCTTCTTTGGTTCTATTTTCCCATTTTTGTTTTGTTTTATTGGCCATATTATTTTTATATTCTTTGCTGCCAAATTTAACAGGATTATATCTATCTTCTATAGGAAATTTTTCAGCCATTGTTTTTTTCATTGACTGGCGACGTTTTTCTCTTACTTCAAGATCAGAACTTTTGTTATCTCTTTGTTCTAAACCAGCAAGATATTTTTCTTTAATATCTGGACGCTGCATTGCTTCTTTAGTTTTTTTAGAAATTTTTTCTTTTATTGTTAAAGAAGAATTTAAATCTGTAGTCCAATGTCCCCATTTGTGTTTACGTAAATTATAATATTTTTTACCGAGTTCTTCATTTTTTATAAGAAAAAGAAATTTATATTCCTCTTCAAACATTTGAACTTTATCTAAAATATTACTTTTCAATATACGTCTTTTGAAATCATTAGGTCTACGTCTATATGCATCTCTCATTCTATTTGAAGAACAGATATATCCATCATTAGCTGTTCCCCAATGACAACCTACATAATACATTTTACGTTTTTTGTCAAACCAAAGATATACAAATCCATATTTTTTCATATTAATACTCCTATTATTCTTATAGAAGTATTTATATAAACGAGTGTGTTAGCCGATCATATCAGAAACAGGAATTGTGTAATTAGTAATCATTTCCTGTTCTAGTTCTCTACGTTCCTGAGTAGCTTCATCATATATTTGCTGGCCATTAAAAGTCATACCTCCAGGAAGTTGCATTCCTTGATACTTCTTAATGTTAGTACCCCATTGTTGTTTAATTAATGCTTCAGCATAACGAGCTAACCAACGATCACCCCATGCGCGAGTGTATGTATCTGGGTCAACAACTTGATATGCTTCGATAATAAGGTAATCGCCTACGTTAACAATTGTCCAATCCATATCAATGAAAACTTGATTCATATGGCGGTTATAACGTAGAGGCTGTTGTCCAACAAGCATTTGCTCAAGAAATTGAACATGCTGTAAAGCCATGTAATATGGAACCATAGAAACTGATGTAAGCGTATACAAATCGTTTAATGCAATTTGATAACGGATATTGAACATATTATTAGTATTAAGAGCTTGACCGATTGGAAAAATATTAACAGCGCCAATAATATTGTCAGGCATTGTAACATAACGATTAATAATATCGTTTTGCGTTACTCTGTATTTGTAATATGTTTTATCAGCGCCATCGAAGTGATAATCCCACCACCAACGGATTGCTTCGTCGACACGATCATTTACTTGATCATCATCGACGTTAATCTCGATCACAGGTTTACCGAGCTTGCGTAAGCAATATTCAATAAAATCTGCTCTAGATTGTGGAACTGCCATTTTTTAATTTCCTATATTATTTAAATTATTGGTGCATTTAACATTATGAATATTCCCAGATGCGAATCATGCCTTGGTAGCCAGCGCCGCCAGCATAAGTGATTCCGCCGGTATAGTTAGAGTTATATGCGCCGCCACCGCCAGCTCCCCAACCAGTGCCGTTTCTTCCGCCAGTAGGCGTGGGAAAGTCGCGGTTTACGTTGCCGCCAATATTGGCTCCGTATGGAGTATCTACGGAACCACCGTATAACCCAGAGGCTGGATTGAGGGGCGTAATAACATAGTCCATATTCGATGCAGTTCCGGTCGAACCAGCCGCACCTTGACCAGCGCCACCACCCACGCCAGTGCCGCCCGTTCCGCCAGTAATCTGATACGTTACCGCATTAATCGTGATAGAAGTAGTTCCACCATTACCGCCAGTTGATGCGCCGCCTCCAGCTGCACCAGCCGCGCCGATAGCGTAAGTGTATCCAGTGGAAGCGGAAACAGCGACATATTTGGTGGCAAAAACTGAGCCGCCGCCAGCGCCACCGTAAGAAGGATAAGATGCTGCTGAGCATCCACCACCGCCGCCGCCAGCGCCAATCATTTCAATTAAAATATGACCGCAACCCGCTGGGGTTGTATATGTGCCGCCAGCCGTATTGGTAAGAACTTGTGGTGCGCGGATCAATGTACCTGGAGGTATTGAAGAAATTGTTTGCCAAGTTTGATTACCTGCTAGATATGTAGTAGAATTTGCAGTTCCAGTTCCAAGTCTTGCTGTCGGTACTGTGCCTGTGGCTATATTGGTAGCATTTGTGTAATATGATGCTGCTTGACCATTAAAATTTGTAGCATTATTAGAAGTTAATGTAGCTACGTTAGCAGAAAGAGTTGAGTTTAACTGATAAGATGCAGCAGCTGTACCACCAAGATAATTCGAATTATTGGCAGTCATTGTGGCTACGTTAGCAGATAATGTGCTATTTAATTGGTACAACGATCCTGCAACGCCGTTGAGGTTAGTAGAATTATTAGCAGTCATTGTGGCTACGTTAGCAGAAAGAGTTGAATTTAACTGGTAAGATGCAGGATTGGTAGCATTATATGGTGTATAACCAAGAGCAGTGGTCACTTGCGATGATGTTATTGCGCCATTTAAATTAGTCGCGATAACATTAGCAGATGCTCTGATATCACCAGTAACATCTATTTTATATGCAGGAGAAGTAGTACCAACACCTACGTTACCATTTGCATATATGCTAGCAAAAGTAGTAGCACCATTGGTAAATATGGCTACTGTACCAGTATTTGATTGAACATAAAGACCAGTACCAGTATTTGATACTGCATAAATACCAAATCCAGTATTTGATACTCCAAGTACGCCACCAACAGTATTTGATAGTGCATATACGGCCCATGAAGTATTTGATTGAGCAACTACTCCAAATGAACTATTTGATTGACCATATACGCCAGTAGCAGTATTAGATAAACCATAAACTCCACTACTACTGTTAGATGTACCATATATTGCAGTACCAGTATTTGATGTTACAGTTAAGGTTGTTACAGTTGAGGTGGTTGATCCTACAGTAATCGTTGCAGAATTAACAACCCCAGTATAAACACCAGTAGAGTTAGCTACTGTGCTAGTGCCTACAGAATATGATGCTGCATTCACTGATACAGCATTAACAATACCAGCATAAACACCAGTAGTATTGGCTACAAATGCTGTGCCTATTGTATATGAAGTAGCATTAACAATGCCAGTTGTATAAACACCAGTAGCATTTGCTACTACTGCAGTTCCTACGTTTGCTGAAGTTGTAACGTAAAGAGTACCAGTATTAGTTTGACCTGTAACCGAAAGGGTATTTGATAATGTAGCAGCACCAGTAACAGCAACAGTATTACTGAAAGTAGCAGCATTAGAAACTGCCAAATTAGCAGTAGTAATACCTGTAAGAGTAAGCGAAGTTACAGCAGAAGTAGAATTTTGAACCGCTAATGATACTGGAGATATTGTTACGTTACCAGTAGAATTAGCTATATTAAAACCAGCAGTAATTTGTGTTGTACTATTATTACCAATAGTAATTAAACCGCTGTTAGCTAGTGTTACTGTCGGAACGCTTGTATTACCAGTTATCGTAACGCCAGCATTACTTACCGAAAGACTAGCGGCTGTAAACGATGTAGCATTAACGCCACCAACTGTATAGATACCTGATGTATTAATTACGTCAGACGAACCAACTTGAATGGCGGAACCATTAACAACGCCAGTAGTATAAACACCTGATAAATTTGCAACGAATACGTTAGCAACACTAGAATTACTGATTGCAAGATACGTAGGATTTACGACAATATTACCTGTTGGATTTACAATAACATCTGCTGTTGAATTGCCATACCCATAATAAGTCGAATTACCGGTAAAAAAGTGAGTCGAATTAGTTTGGGTATTTACAGTCGAGTTACCTACTGTTAAAATACCAGTGTTAACAATAGTAACGATATTGGCAGTTAAATTAGCAGAAGTAACAGTTATTGTTTGACCTGTTACAACTACGTTGCCACCAAGCGATGAAGTGCCAGTTACAGCAAGTGCACCTTGTACGTTAGCAGTACCAGTAACCGTTAAATTTGCATCGGGAGAAGTATTATTAATACCAACCTGACCATTGTTGGCGAAAATTAAATTATTGTTGACCTGTAGGCCATTTTTAATTCTGAATATATTATCGGTCATCTGGTTCAATCTCCCTCAGATAGTTTTTTTATATTTATAATTAAACACCTGTGACGAAATATATATTCGCGTTCCCATTATTATAAAGTGTTATTGCATTAACTGCTGTGTTTACGGCATATGATGTTAATGATGTTACGTTAGCTGAAATTACATTTACAGTAGCTACTACATTTGCTATAATAACAGGCGTTTCAGAAACTAACACCATAGTCATTACATAGATACCTCTGGAGTAACGGTAACTTGACCTTCAACAATTCTAGTTACGTTTCCTGATGCATCTGTAAGTTTAACATCATAAACATAACGGCCATCAGTAATACTTGCTGTGGTATTCGCATCCATCGATAATGTTATTACGCCATTTGCTAAAGCAATATTAAAATTAGTAGCAGTATTTGAAGTATACCATTTACGCATTTGCGACTCACCAGTATAACCAGTAAGATTTAATGGATTATTATTTGCATCTGTTAATGTAATCTGAGTACTAAAAGTAGTACCTTGGTCAATTGTTATGTTAGCTTTTACTGCCATATTACACCGTGAATGTTGTTCTTAGTATTTTTGCTACGACGTTTGAAGTAGATACAGTTCCAACTGTCGCTGTTCCATAAAGACGAACCACACCAGCTGATATGTTTGCAGTAAATGTAGCAACCGCACCTAATGTTGTGTTGCTATAAATTTGACCATATTCAGTAATATATGCATTAGTGCCATCTTGAACAAGAAGAAGTTTGCTCATTTGATACCCAAGCGATGTTGGTGATGTATTATCAACGACTTGAATAGTATATTCAGCAGTTCTATAAGTAGAAGCCGAGAAACTATCGGCTATTTGAGCTACGTTACTTGTAAATTGATAAGTATTGGCAACTATAAGAGTAGTATTTGTTGAAGTATTAGTATTTAAACTTAATGAACCATTAATAACTGAATTTGCATTTAAAAACAATGAACCGCTTTGAGAAGTAATAACATTGGTATAAAAGTTCGTAACATAAGCTGAAGTAAATACGTTAGAAACAGTACCTATCGAAAATACCGCATTTCCAACTGATGTAATATTACCATTGACGTTTAGTACGCCATTGTATGTTCCAGAAACATTAAGAGTTGTAAGATTCGCTACAGTTGCAGTAACATTAGTTGTACTTACAAAACCTGAATAAACATTTGTTATGTATGCGTTAGCAAATGTATTTGAAGCATTACCAATAACAAGAGAATTATTTGGAGAAGGTATAATGTTACCAACAGCAGAGAACCCACCAACTATAGTACCCGTAACATTAAGATTATATGTCGTTACTGAGTTTGCATATACGTTACCACCAACAATCGATGTATTAGTAGAAGAGTTTCCGACGACGATTGCTGTGGAGTTAGCATAAAAACCATTTGATGTCGCATTAATAGTACCAATATAAACATTATTTGCATTTATAGGATTATTAAATACAGCATTTCCGCTAAATGTTGCAAGACCACCAATAGTCACCGCATTACCAACAGAAATACTATTAACTGTTGTAAGACCAGATATTGTTATCGTATTACTAAAAGTAGCTGTATTTGTTACAGATAATGTATTTGACAAAGTAGCAGCACCAGTTACTGATAAAGTATTAGATAATGTAGTAGTACCAGTTACAGCGATAGTATTACTTAAAGTAGCAGCACCAGTTACGGCGATGGTATTACTGAAAACCACATTTCCGGTAGCTGCTAATGTATTGCTAAGAGTAGTAGCACCAGTTACGATGATAGTGTTGCTAAAGGTAGCTGTATTTGTTACAGATAATGTATTACCAAAAGTAGCCGCACCAGTTACAGCGATAGTATTACTGAAAACAGCATTTCCAGTGTGAATTGTTTGATTACTGAAAGTAGCGTTACCAGTAACTGCTATAGTGTTACTAAAAGTAGCAGCTAAATTAATAGTAGCAGTTCCGCCAACTGTTATATTATTACTAAAAGTAGATGTATTAGTAACTGCTAATGTATTGCTGAAAGTAGCCGCACCAGTAACTGCGATAGTATTAGATAATGTAGCAGCCCCAACTACGCCAATTGTAGAAGATAAGTTAGCTGCACCAGCGATACCAACAGTGCTTAATAAATTAGCTGCACCTGTAATACCAACAGTGCTTAATAAATTAGCAGAATTTGTAACAGATAAAGTATTTGATAATGTTACCGCATTTGTCACAGCTAGTGTATTAGCAATAGTAACAGCACCATTTACAACAAGTGTGCTCGATAAAGTAGCTGCACCAACAACACCTAATGTACTACCGACGTTAGCAGATGATTGTAAATTAGTTGCACCAACAACATTAATAGTATTTGAATGCGTAGTCGCACCAACAATTGAAACAGTATTATTAAATGTAGCATTACCAGTAACTGTAATTTGATTACTAAATGAAACATTACCAGTATGTATTGTTTGATTACTAAAAGTGGCATTTCCAGTTACAATAATAGTATTTGCTAAAGTAGCAGCACCACCAACGTTGAATATACCATCGACATTTGCAGTACCAGTTACCTGAAGACGAGCATTAGGATTTGTATTGCCGATACCAACGTTGGCGCCAGAATCAATACGCATAGCTTCATTAGTTGCTAATGAACCATTACTGAAAAAGTTAATGTATGCTTGACCAGCAGTACCAACTGAAAAATTATTATTTCCGCTGTAAATATAACCGTCATTTGGGCCATTTATAGTCCATGTAGTATTTGACCAAAGGGAACTATTGATACCTATATCAGTAAATACGTTGCTATTTATACCTTGATCATTATATACGGCATAATCTGCAGAAGCGGAGTGTCCACTATTTGCATTTTGTAAAACTATTTGGATGTAATTATTTTGATTGCCATAACTTTCTTGGATAGAACTAGGAGTTGCAAGATATCCAAGTTGCACGTTCGAGCTTGAGTTACCGAATACTGCTGTAACACCAGTTACGTTAAGATTTGAACTAATAGTAACCGATGCACCATTAACCGAAATATTACCAGCAACAATATTAGTAACATAAAGAGTATTGGAACCAAAAATACCATTAACAAATGCATTACCAGTAGAAACAGAGCCGCCAACAGTAGTATCTACAGTTACGACGTTTGCTCCCATGGCAACAACCAAATCATTGGTTCTTTGTAACCATGTACCGAAACTTTGAGTATTACCTACTTGCGATAAATTAATTGTCATTTTACTGTAATTTTCCTAAAAGATCTTTTAGCATTTGTTTAATTTCGGTCACGTCAGTTTTCAATTGTTCTTGTTCTTCAACAATTTTAACTAACTTTAATTTAAACTCACGTTCTTCTTTGTATTTATTAAGCAAAGAAGGATCTGCGTTTAATATTGCTTTACTATTAGCATCACGAATAAGATCTTTACGATCTGTTACCAAAAGATGTTTTCTCATACTTGTAGGGCCAAAGCTCTCATATCTGTACAACGAGGAACAACAACTGGATTATTCGATGTTGGTACAATTTTAATTGCGAAAGTTAAAAACGTATCATAAACGATATCGTTATTGGATACGTAACGAACGATGCCAAGATTATTCATATAATCAAATGCACCAGATTGGTGTTCAAGTCCTGGAATAATACCGATATCAGCATACCAAGTAGAATTACCAACAACAGATGGTGGTGAATTTAGAGTAAGAACAGTGCTATTCGAATTTAAATTAACGCCAACAATTTGACGAACATTAAATGTAGAAGTATTTGCACCACCAGTATTTGCATTATTCAAGTAAATATATTGACCATTTGAAAATGGTGCTACTGTATATGGTGAATTAATTGTTATGTTAGCTGAAGCATTGCTGCAAGTAACAGAATTAGAATAGATAAGTTGACTTTGTGGCAATCCATAAACAAGTTCAACGATATCGTTAGTATTAGTAGAACTACTTACTAATGCAGTCGATGTTGGCTGTTCAACAAGTCTTGAATAAATTTTAGTTATTAATGGATCAGGATCATGAGCGTTTAATAATTGACCATAAACCTGAAGGTTTGAACCAGCTGGACGATATGCGCCAATATAAACAACAAGATCTTCAGCATCTTGACCAGTTGCAAGAACAACGCTTTTCGAAATATATCTTGATTGACCAATGAAAACATTACTAGAATATTTTTCATTAATTTCAATAGAAGAAGTTACTAAAGCATTAATAGAATTGTTGCCTGGAGCATATATCGTATTTCCAGAAACAAAATTTCCTGTAACATTACTTATACCGATATAATTTGGATCGATTGATAATACAGTTCCAGTAGCGGTATTAGTTACACCGTTATTTTGTGTAACCGTCATACCTTTAATAAAATATCCACTAGTATTCGAACGTGTTAATATATAACCAGAAATATTATTTGTGTTAAATAAATTATTTTTAGTTAGTGTTATTGAATTACTAATTGTATCAATATACGGAGAAATTTTATTATTACCAGTTGTAATAGAAGCGATAATACTTGTTGTATTATTTCCAGAATATAATTGATATTCACTACTTCTGGATTTAATCGCTCTTTCTGTATCAGTAAATTCAGTTGCAACAAAATCAGTAATAGATGTCGCTGTAGTATCATACACATTAGCAGCTGTTATACCTTTAAGAGTCCAACTAATATTTGTTGATTGTGTATCATTTTCTGCAATTTTAGGAACGATAGCATCATAGTTACTATCTGAGTTGAAACGAACAACTGCAGAACTTCCAGAACTTCCACCGATTATCATTTTCATATATGAATTACTAAAATTTACAGTACTATTTGCAGTAGAGCCATACAAATTAATTGGTATAGATGTTGTATAAACGCCTTGAGTACCACTATAAAAAGCATAAAGAGAATAATTATCACCTCTAATTTTACCAATTACAGCATTATTGTCACTAAATGCAACGTTGCCATCGACAGTAATCGCAGTCGAATTAATTGTATTAACTACAACACGTGGTTGTGTTATAGATCTACCATTAGTAGCAATAAAAATAGTTTGATTCGCATAAAATATATTTGCTGTACCATTACTGGTATATGGCACAGTTATAGTTGTATTTGAGCTAGTTACAACATTTTGAGAAACTACAGAAACAACACCATTGGCTGCTGAAGTTGCGCCTTTAACATTAAATGTAGTATTTGAGGTTGAATTTACCCAAGCTCCATTAGACGAAGCAATTAATAATTTACTGCTATTAGCATACAACAAATAACCTGTAGCAACATTAGCAGAACCATTACTTTGATAAACAGTTTCACCAGAACTAAATGCTCCAGTATTCGAAGATATAGTTAATGCAGCTTGATACCAAACGCCATTACTCATGAATATACGTTCATTTGGTATAAAATTACCAGTCATTGTACTTACTAATAACTGTTCGCAATTATTGATATTATAAACAGCTGTTCCTGCACCATTACTTACTGAAAAATCAGCAGTGTAGAGAGTATATTTCATAGCTTCTGATTGTACAGCTGTGAAATTAATATCATTTGTTGAAAGATATAAAGAACCATAAGCCGTTGCTGACTGATAAATTGGCGTACTTGTTGTTACGTCTGTACCACCAATCGAACCAGTCCAAACAGTATAGTCTGGATTACCACCAACAGGAATAATTACTAATGCATATGAAGTTTGTGTTTGTAAAGTAACTGGTGAAGCAAAAGTAAATCTAGTAGGAACAGAAGCATCCGAAGATGATTGAATGATAGGAGTTCCATTACTATACGTATCAGTAACATGAAGGGTTACTGTAGCTTCTGGCAACATATACGGCGTAGGATCACCATTATTCGTTGTGCAAATTCTAAGCTCAACACCATAATATTGACTTACTGACTGAAAATAAATGTCAACAGATGTTAAAACAACACCTTCTACACCACCTACTGGTTCATTAATATAAAATGTTTGGGCAATTGGTTCAGTCATTTATATCTCTTTATTTGTTGTGGGCCACATATGATTCAGCAATATACGTTTTATCGCCAGTTACCGATAATCTATAAACTATGTAATCTTCTCTTGTTTCATATTTAACATTTTTTACAGGAACAAATTTAGTTTGTTTCCCATTATAATCATAATAAGCTATCATAGAACCTTCAGAAATAGTTACTAATTCTTTTCCTGCATTGTCCATCATAACATTATCATATTCATTTGGTTTTTGTGTGCGAAGCAATTCTGGATTAAACGCACCCCAACCCATATCTGTCAATAATGGATGTGTTTCAGAAACAAAGTAATCTACATTGTTAAATGACACAAGTCTTGAATCTAAGTTAGGTGTTCTTACATTAGTAACTGTATTTATTCCAGTATAACCAAGAACCAAATCACCAACTTTTATATATTGAATTTGTTTAAACGAACCATCGGCCATAGCAATTAAAGCCCATGGAACATGGCAATCACCACCGCCACCGCTGCCATCACCACCTTGGTTGCTTCCATCACCACCTGGTTTCGAATTTTGGCCATTATCAGTTTCACCATTTACGCCACTAGTATCTACAGAATTATCTTGAACATTTAATCCAGGAACATCTGAAAATCCTTGATAGGCATTAATAGTTTGGCTAGTATACTGACTGTCACTTATACCAAGACTGTTGAAAGTTCCAAGACTATTAAGACCTGGAGTACTACTTCCGCCACCAAATCCAGATAAATTAGGACTTACGTTATTATCTTGTGGTGTGGAATCTGGATTATCATCTGGTGGAGTAGTATCTACCCAATGGTTATTAGCACCGCCACCGCCACCGCCGCCACCATTTCCTGGAGAAACTGTTCCACCACCGCCGCCACCGCCGCCGCCAGTATTTTGTTGAGTAACAACATTTTGTGTTTGAGTTACTTGGCTAAGATTGAAAGTAGCTTGTTGTGCAGAAAGAATAGATGATCCTTTCGAGATAGAAATATTTGTACCGTAGAAAGTTCCAATAGCCTGAGTTGTAATAGCATTAGCACCAGTTATAATATTTGGTACATCAACTAAACTAACATTTAAAGTAGTCGCAGTAAACGTATTTGCTGGTATGCTAAAATATGCGCGCACAGTACCAGTAGAATCTGAATATAAAGGCGAACCATAAACAACGCTATTATTTGCTAGTTGGAATAAAACATCTGATGCTACAGTTGGTACTGTATCCGTAGGACCAACACCCTGACCAAATTGTTGATATAACGCAGAACCTACATTTTTACCAGAAACTGAATAAAAAGCTGTAGCTGGTAAAAGGAATGGATTGATATCAACGTTGTTTACAAAACCATAAACACGTGTATTTGGTTTCAAACCAGTAGCAGTAAGTTTTGTTATAATTGGTTGCACGTATGGAAGAATAGAAACATCAGTTACAAAAGTTCCAAGATTATAATTCGTAGTACTTACGTTAGCTGCATAGCTCGTACCAGTTCTAGAATAAGTTGTAGTAACTGTTCCTGATTTATCGTCTTTATCACCAGAAGAAGGATTTGTGCTCATTTTTGTATTAGCAACATTTCCAACAGGTGCTTGTATAACCGCCCAATTGCTCCATGATGTTCCGAATGCAGAAGCTATATTTACCCAATTCGAAGAAAGATCAAGATTAGTAGTAACATCTGGAGAAGTTGTTAAATCAGGAGAAGTAGCACCTGATGGGTTAAATGTAATAGTACCATTCCAATTATAGATATTTCCTTCAATTGCATTTCTGTATTTTGAAGCATAAGGCTGTGAAAGATATGGGCTTTCATTGTAATTAAGCATTACATATTTGCCAACTTTTACAGTATTAGAACTAGCATTAGCATTATAACTAATAGGTCTAGACATTTGAGCAAATGCTGGTCTCATATTTCCAGCACTAGAATCAATTGCAATGTTATATGTTGGATCTAAAGTATTACCAATGCTGTGATCAGAAAACGAATCTACAAGGATACCATTTTGGAATCGATTTTGGCCAGTAGTACCAGAACGAACAAGAAGATTGGTTGCTGATTGTTCAAGCAATGATAATGAAGTATAATATTGAAGGTTATTAATTTGCTTGGCGATACCACCAATATCTTTCATAGTATAGCGTTTTTGCTGTGTAATTGTAGTAGTAACAGCATAATCATATCTTCCAGCAATTTTTGCTTCTGGTGTAGATAATGAAGGATATGGAGGAACATTAACAATACCAAGAGTCATTACACCATTTGGTTCTGGTGGTGCAACTGGATTAATCGATGGTTTTCCTTCGAATACTCTAAATTGTCCAGAAGTAGTAATTGCTGCAATATCAGTACGAGCATAATATGATTGAATATTTGCTTGATAATTGGTATCTGGCGTTGGAACAAATGAGCCATAAGATGGATCGATATAATATGTTAACACAGCAGAAGGATTAACTGTTGCAACAGTTGTCCAGTTTGTTGAGTTTGCTGATGCATTAGCAGTATTATTTGCCCAAGGGCGGAAATCGATACTATCTCTCAAATCATATATTATTCCAGAAGTTGAATAATATTGCGGAATAAGTTGAGTTTGAATAGCATATGCATTTGAAGTATTAACGTCATCGATAGGATATGAATTAGCATTAAAGAAACCAACACCCTGAGACTGGTTGTATGTAAATGCATTAAGATCAACGAGTATTCTAGAATTTGCATTTAAGCTATTTCCAATTGCAGAAATTTGTGCAAGACCATAATAATTATCTCTTTGACCATTATCGAATGAGAATGATCCAAGGCTGTTAGAAACAGTATTGCTGAATGTACCATTATTAACGTAAATAGCATTAATGCTGAATACATCAGGAAGACCTAATGACCATGGTCCAGTCGAACCAGCTGGATGACTTGCGCAATTAATAGCAACATAAACATGTGGATTTAATATTTTTTGTACAGGAACAGTAGCTTCTCTAAGAACATCATAGTATACATTCGCGCCCATAGTTCCAGTAAGATTTTCACCAAGATTAAACGTAGCAGATCCACTTGTTGAAATGATATTTCTAGTATTCGCACCAACCATTTTAGTAAAGTCAAGTGGAACGCCAGCTGGAAATATTTTATAATGATTGCTATTTGTATTTGTAGTATTAAATGTATTAGAAACTGTCATCAATGTATTATTTGTGATAGCAGTAATTTGTCTAATTTGATTATTAACATCAATAAAATCACCAACTGAATAATCAGTAAGGAATGCAGTTGAACCATTCGCAACAACATTTGATTGTGAAGCTGTTACAGATACGTTACCATTTTTATTTGCAGTAGTGCCACTAGTAGTTGGGATAATAATAAATGATGCAGTTGCTATACCAGTTTCAGTACCTTCATTTTCGAATATTTCAGTTGCTGAACCTTTTGGTGTTCCAAGAGAAACTGTCATAACACCTGAAGTATTAAATGTAGAAGTATTAGCACGACGATAAACATATTGTTGGTTAGTAAAGCCATTCGTAGAAAGAGCTTTTTGACCGAATGGGAAAATCATTGAATTAAAATTAGATTGCTGGATAACAGCTGTATTGCTTAATGATAATACAATATCTGCAACACCATTAAGGCTGCTTGAATTATAATTGATAATACTTTTTACACTGCTGAAATTCCATCCTGGATACATTTGAACATTGAATAGATAAACAATATATTGTCCAGTTGGAGTGCCAGCAGTACCAGAATTAAATTCTACGCCTCTAATATACGCAGTTCCAATTTGTGTTGTTGCCGAATAACCAACACCAAGGAAAGAATCAGAAGAAATAGCATGTTTTGCTACACTGTGTAATTGAATTTGTTGTAATTTATTTGTTTGGAAATCGCCAACATATTCTTGAACGGTAACATAATAACCATAATTAGTAGTAACAACTGCACCAGTTGAAGGGGCAAGATCAGTTGCTTTTCTTAATGATGTAATATTATTGTTTAAGAAATCTACATTATAACCTTCAACATAACCTTCACCAGCTGAAGAAACTAAGCTGAGATAAGTTGTATTTGAATATGTTGAATTACTTGCTGTATTAGTTTCAACTCTTGGTTTAGTAGAAAGAACAAATGGAGTAACAATAAAATTGCCATTTGTTTCATATGTACGGCGAGCCATTTCATCTTCGATAGAAGCGAACTGAGTATTATTTTTAATTGAAACTGGATAACCTGCAACAAAATCACAAAGTGAGAAAAACGATGTGGTGTTTGAAATTGCATTTGTTTGACGAGTAACAAGAGTTGGGATAAGTTGGAGTCTGTGTGCGCCTGGAGCAAGATAATTCGGAGAACCCGAAGCATTATCATAAAGAGCAGAATTTGCTTCTGGAGTAATGATATTTTCGATTGCTTCAAAACCAACTGAAATATTGTCAGGAGCATTATTAAATGCATCGACTACAATAGTTTGCGGTAATACGTTGATAAAATAACCGTCTTTGAAAATTGTACCGTTTGTTGTTGTAAATGCGTAGCCTACGCCAGTAACGCCATTAGCAGAAGTAGCAGCTGTTACATTGCCGATCGCAACATTTGCTGTAGTTGCGATTACGAGCGTATCATTAGCATTAAATGTAGATTGTGGCGAACCATTTGAATATACTGCAGTGTTAAGATATTTAACATAAAGAGTATTAAGATATGGATCTTGTGATTGGAAACCTTGAACCGCATTAACGATAGATGCTTTAAGGCCATTATTGTTGTAAATAATATTACCAACGAAATTACTAATTGTAAATGCTGTGCCATTTGCATAGTTATCATTAATTTTTACAAATTGATAATTGTTATCAAACGTAAAAGCGCAACCTTCAGTTACTGATCCATCTTTAATTAAATTTCTGCCAAATTTGCTAATTTGATCTTGAAGGATCGACTGCATAGCATTGAGTTCTCTTGTCTGAACAGCAACACCTGGACGATACAAAACTTGATAATAATTTGAATTGGCGTCAAAATCGTCAAAATAAGGTGACTGAGATAGATCAATTTGTAGAGTCATATTTTCCTCTGTATTAGAACTGAATAACTATTTTAACAACTTCACTAGAAGTATTCGATAAAGTAACTGGTGCAAAATTTTCTAGATAGATAACATCACCAGAAAGTCTTACAAGATCAGGATAAACAATACTGTTATTAACTGTATTTAATCCTATTGCTCCAGAATTAGAACCAACCATATTAGCAGATAATAATCCACTTTGGAATTTATTTGGACCACTAATATTATTTAACACTAAAACAGTATAAACATTAGCTATAGTTGCACCTGTATTTAGGAGATTTTTAAAGATATCTCCATTCGAAAATGATTTATTCTTTGCAGTAACTCTTAAATATGTGTTATTCGCGAATGTAACAATACCTGTTCCATTTGAACTTGCATTTTGGCTTGAGATAATATCACCAACATTAAATGTTCCATTTGCTCCAGTATACACAATATCAACATCATTATTTGTTGAAATAATAGTACCGTAAGCATTTGTGCTTACTTGTGTTAATACTTCAAATTGTTGAAATGGTGCTGAGTTTGAAGTTAATGGCATTCTTAATGTTTGGTTAAAATATTGACCAAATATGTTTGTAACATTAATGGTGTTATTAGAACCGTAAAGAGAAACAACATTAGCCTGAGCGCCACTTACGTAATCAGTAATATAACTATTAGAAGTAAATGAACCTTCAACATTTGAAAGAGCAATTTGAGTATTAGTATTCAATGCGATAATTTGAGCAGTAGATAATGAAGTATTTTCTGTAACAATTTCAACATTTGAAAGCAAACTAAAATATACAGTATTTTGAGCAGCTACGTTAGCTTTAGAACCAGAATTTATGCCAATAATATTATCATTTGATAGAACGCCATTAGCAAACATCATATTTGCTGCAAAAGTCCCTTGGGCATTATAAAGAACAAGAGTTCCTTGAGTAGAATTAGCAACATTAGCTGTGTATGAAAGAACCATACCAACACCAACAGTTTGTTGATTTGACATTACAGTAGAAATAGTATTTACTACAGCATTCGAACCTGAAGTAACACCTTTAATTTGATAAGTATTTGAAAAATATCCATTTGTAGGATTTACAACAATTGTAGTGCTATTGGCAGAAAAAACTGCACCAGTAGCAATATTAGCGGAACCATTACTTTGGTAAACTATTTCTTTAACAGTAAATGCGCCTGTATTAGAAGAAATGTTTAACCCATCCATTTCCATGTTACCTAATTGTAACACGCTTTCGTTATTAGAAAACGGCGAAGAAACATTAGTAAGTTGTAATTTTACTCTGCTAAAATTATTAAGGTTTACTGTAAGATCATTGTACAATGGATCTTCTAAAATACCTACTTTGCGGTATTTACCATAAACTGGGAAAATATATCCTTCAGTTGAGCCGTTAGCAATATTAACTGTTATACCAACGTATGATGCGCCAAGTTCAGAATATGTATTTGAACCATGTCCCGTTGCTGGTGAAATAGTTGGAGAAGCATTTGCTCCACTACCATAATTGGAATTGGCTGAAATTGCAATCGTAGCATTAGAATAGTTAGATCCTGGATTAATTACAACAATTTGCTGAATATTATTTGTAGAATTTGTTGCATTATTAACAACCGCATATGCAGCAGCATTTGTTCCATCACCATTGATAGTTACTGTTGGTGAAATAATATACTGAGTAAGAGCATTTGGAATTGTGTAATATGAAATTAAATTAGCAGTTCCAAGAGAAGCGTATGTTGATGAATCTCTAGCAGTAAGAGTTTGACCAAGAACGAAAGTTCCAGTTGGAGCAGTAGTTGTAATATTAGGATAGCTAATTTGAGAAACGATAGATGCTTTTTGTAAAGATGATTCACCTCTTACAAAAAGTCCAGGAGTAATAGTGCCATTAACATTAGTAAGAATAAGTGTTGATGAATTAGCATATGATATAATAGCGTTAGCACCCTGATAGATATTATTAATGTCTACTTGATCGACCTTTTCGCCGATAATGAAATTTTGACCAACAGTAGCTACGTTATTATAAGTTAAATTGATACCATTAAGATTAGTATTTGAAATATAAGCATTAGCAGAAGTTAATGTAGTTGATAAAATATCAGCTGCATAAGGCATCAAATAATATGAATTAGCAACAAGAGTATTTGAAAATGGAGTTGCTGTAGTTACAACTGTTGTATTAACAGCCGTAATTCTACGCATATTAGTATTTGCGTTTGAACCAACACGAATAAAGTTGTTTACTGAAAAAGTAGTATTCGCTGTACCAGTTGAAATATAAACGTAACTTAAACCGTTATTGCTTGTTGATACTGTATTAATAACAGCATTTGAACTTGAAGTAGAACCTTTAGCTTGATAAGAATTTGACCAAGAACCAGTCGAATTACCAACATAAATTGTAGAACTATTTGAGCTGAACACAACACCATTAGCAACAGTAGCCGAACCATTACTTTGATAGATTGTTTCGCCGTTTGCAAATGCACCTGTATTTGAGGTAATATTTAATACTTGGAATGGCTGAACTGTAGCAGTGCCTGATTCTAATGTGCCTCCTTGTGTGACATCATAGATAGGCGTGTTAAGAGCGAATGTATTTGCGCCACTGTTACGGACAACTTGAAGGACTGTAGAATTAGCAGTTATAATAGTGCCATTTGCGCCTGTGTCTGTTTGAATGATAGTATCACCAACTTGGAAAACACCCTGTTTATAATAATAAACAATGCTGTCAATATTTTGAGTAAGGATATTACCGACAGAAATAGAACCAGTTTGAGCTGATAAATTAAACACAGCATAAGTGTTAAATGCAGGTGTTACAGTAACTAATTTATTAAGTCCATCATATTTTGTAATTTTGCTAATTTGACCAGCACCGAAACCTGCATTAAGATACATCGATGAACCAGTATAATAATCATTATATGGTGATGCGCCACTGTCGATACCGACTGTGTGATTGTTAATAGCTGATGTAAGATAACCAGAATAATATGACTGATAATTATTACCGCCAGCAGTAACACGAATAACATCGATGGTTCCTGGAACTGCATTCGAAGTTACGTTTGCATTTGGTGTTACTGGTATATATGTGTTGGATGTAAAATTAGTATTAGCATCTGTGCTAATAGAATACATGTATTTCCACACGTATCCGTCTGACGTATTAAATGTACCATATGGTGTTGTAAGAGATGGCTTTACTGTTGAATTAGCACCATTGTTATTGTCGATTACTTTGTAAACTTGATAATTATCGGTAACTACGAAAAAATATTTTGAATAAAGATTACCATCATTTTGATCATATCTATCAAAGTATGTATTGTTAGACCAATTATAACGAGGAATCATTTGAATGATATTATTGTTACCGATTCTCAAACCAAAAGTAAGGTCATCATAAATTACTGATTCGTGTTGAGAAACTGAAGCATTTGCTACAAGAACATTCGAATCGTCAATAGCACCATTGGCATCAGTCCATGGTGTTGGTTTGGCGAAATACATAAAGTATGCTTTTCGCGATGCAGTGATGTTCGTGATAAACGAATTAACAGCATCAAGATATTGGTGAATAGTTAGTACTGCCATTTTAATTCCAACGATTGTTTATTGTATTTATGATGTTGATTGGACAAGTGAGAAAGATACTGGTGCTGATTCTTGATTTGTTAATTCACTAACAACAGAAAATTTACCATAAAGAGCAACGCCTGAAGGGTGAATCAAATCTCTAACAAAATTTTCATACGTATCAATCATTCTTGTTGCGATAATTTGATATGAATAAACTTGATAAAATTCATCATCTTGAAGATATATAGTATCGCTAGTGAACCCACTGTTATTTTCATAATAACCTTCACCAGCGCCATCTTTATCAACTATAGCAAAACCTGTTACTGTTGAAACATTATTCGTGCTTACTAAATTTACATATTCTTCTGGATTATAACCAAATCCAGAATCAACTATCTTTACAGCAGAAACAACACCAGATGAAACACCAGCTACTGCGGTAACAATAGCGTCTCTACCCCAAATACCACCAACCCCATCTGGTATACCAACATCAGCAACATATGGTTCAATAACAGTAACTGTAGGATTAGCGGAATAACCAATTCCTGGATTTACACCAGTGATATAAGTTATTTGGCCGATTTGTTTCGAAATAATATTAAATGCGTTGTTTATTTTTGTATCTAAATTAGTAGCGGCTGGATCAGCTGGAAAATAATTCCAATTTGTCAATCTATTAACATAAGAAACTACTGCAGTTTTTCCTGAACTTTGACCTGTAAGAGTACTACCAGGAATAAAATAACCAATAGTATTAGAAGAATTAAACACTGTTACTAACGTAGTATTTGAAACTACAGAATTAACAACACCATTTCCAGTAACTGTAACTTTAGGAAAAGTTGCATTTACTTTTACAACTGAGCCTGTTGTATTACTTATCAAATAAGTTCCAGGAACAACATTAGCATTATTTAAATTAGTATCAGTACCTGTAATGAATAACATAGATCCATCAGAATTATAAACTGTCAATCCTGAAATACCAAGTGCTGTGTTTGATATAGATTCGCCATTTGATATAGCGCCAGAAATATATGAAACGTCTAAATGTTTAACATTAGCAGATGCAGTTACCAATTCATTATTAGTAAAAGCACCTGTAGAAGATACAGTATTAATTGCAAAACCTTCGGTGCTTATGTCAAGTAAAGTATTAAATACGTTATTGATTATATCAGTATTGTAGTTGAAAATTTGAATATTTGTAATACCACCAACTTTAAATGTAGCACCAGAACCGTATCCGCCTGTTACAGTAACAACTGCATCAGTGCCATATCCATAACCACCATTAACAAGAGTAAATGTAACTTTGCCGTTGTCTACTTGAGTAGTAACGACCTGTGCAACACCACCAGTACCACTGCCTTGAACTGTTAACAAATCACCAACATTGTAATTTGCTCCACCACCCGTAACAGCAACAGCCGAAAGAGACCCAATTATGATTGGCGCGTTACTTACGTTAATATTAGGAAATTGGTGCGAAAATATTTGGTCATCATATTTAAATGTGCCATCGATATTCGATAGGAATAAAATATTTACTGTTTTTTGGTTTACTATTTTTTTAAAATAACTTTCAACAACAGCTGTTGCACCAGAGCTGCTATAAATTTCATATCCAACTAATTGTTGTAGATTCGGAAAATTTGTTACTTCAATATATCTTGGAATAGTCCAAATTGCATCTGATGATTTAAAAAGATAATTCCCAGGAACATAAATGTCAATATCTTCATTAAACAACATACGGAATAAAAGTCTGTATGAATTATCTGTACCTTTTGACCTGTATAAGTCAATAATATGCTTTACTAATAGCTTAGGATCCGATATAATAGATATTGGGAGTGATTGAATATACTTGTCTTTGAAGTATTGAATGAACTGAGGTAAAGTTGTATCAATATCTGTATACTCGAGCATCGATCTAGCTTCGAATGTAACTTGACCTATCTGTTCAAGCCATTGATAATAACTTTCCATAAATGCAATGAAAGTTGGACCCTGTGTCTTATAAAAGGCAGGAAACTGAGAAGCAATTAATGGTGATATTATCTTTGAGATTTGCATTATACAGCATTTACTGTTACAGTAGTAGAACCTAAATCAATTTCTACGATATTATTCGAATTACCGACAATATCATTATAAGTTGATGTTGCAAATATTTGAATACCAGGAGCTCCTAAGAAACTGTATACCGTGATATTTTTAATGTTAACCGTACCACTCAAATAATCAATTGTGCCAACCGTTGTATAATTTTGAGTATTGTTTGTTGTAATTTGTTTCAAATACAATATTCCAGTAATACCAACAGCATTTGGATTGACATCAGTAATTTGATATGTATTTCCATCGAACAAAATAAAATTGCTACTTGTAATGCTACCTACATTAAGCTGATTGCCAAAAGAAGTTGATGGTGAAGCTACAACATTAAGAGTAGGTTCAAGCAATTTATAAATTTGAATTGATGTTAAGTTACCATCGATATTCGAATCTGTATTATCAATTGCTTCTAATAACTTAGAATATCTAAACGTAGTATCAAATTTTTGCAAATATGTAATATTGAAATTTGAAATACTAGCTAATACAGCAGATTGGAAATCAACTGGTGTTAATGATGTGTTTGTGAAGTCAATATTAACAACAACAGTTGGAATTATATAAACATAATTAGGATCAATAATTTTATTTGTGATATTGATTATTTTCTTTGATAGAAGGAATGTTAATATATCAGCTTTTCTTTGATTAGCGAGTGGTGCACCGCTGTATGTTGAAGGCGAAATATAAACTACACCGTATTCTGGATTAGGAAGAGTTTCGCCTCCAAATACGTTAACATCTTCAACATCATTAAAATTATCAAGAATTAATGTTTTATAATCGCTAGTTGTAACTGCTCTATCTTGAACTTGATATGAACGTGGAGCTCTAAAACGAATCGATTCAATAGTTTCTGGATCAGAACCGTTTGAACTATTAGCAACAGTAGTAACAGTAGAAACTGCAGTACCGCCATTATATGTACCTAAATTTTGATTTAGATAAAATGTTGAAACACCGCTACCTGCTGAGCCTTTTGTAATTCTATATGTAACTGTAATGACAGAAGTATTTAAAGGATAATCACCAAATACTCCATCACCAAATACAATTTCATATTGACCATTTTGAGCAGCTTGCAAGAAATATATCGTTGAATTAGAGTTTAATCCAAATAAGCTGCTTGCCTCTGTGTAAATTATGTTATTGCTTCCGTTATTTTCAGAAACAGTAACTGCTATACTTCCAGTATCAACCGTTGCATTAGAAAGAATAAATCTTTGAGTTGGCTGAGTATAATCAACGATAAATGATTCATTGATATATGTTCCTTCAAAAATTGATACATTACTGAACGTAAACGTATTTGATGAAGAAATTGCTGTTAAATTAGTATTGGTTGAAAAAGTAAATGCGCCATTCGAATTAGTTCCAGAAAACGAAGTACCTTTTGGAATAACAAATGCGCCAGATGTAATGCCTGTAGTATTAAAGGTTAAATTAACAACAGCTTCAGCTGAAGTGGCTGATGATGGAATATAGTTTAATTCTTTAGCATGCGATACAACACTATCTCTTAATTGTGCGCTATCAAGAAAACTTTCAGCAGCAACCATGTTAAGGTAAAACGAATTTAAATATGTGTTATATGAAAGAATGTCCAAAAGAACATTCATATTCGATCCAGTAAAATCATAATCTTGGAAGATAGTTTGAGACTGGAGATATGTTTGTAGATTAGATTTAAGAGTATCAAAATCGAGAGATGTTAAATTGAAAGAACTATTAGCCATTTTATCTTGCTCTCGATACAGTTAAATTGATATTTACTGGTGTTGTACTATTTATAATAGAAAATACGATATTTACAACGAATGAATTTTTGTCAGGTGAAGGATATACAACTACATTTAATAAATTTGCTCTTGGTTCGAAATTTTGAATTGTTGTTCTAATATCGTAAGTTAAATTTTGCGCAGTAATAGCATCAGCAAATTCAAAAAGAGAACCATTAACATTACCACCAACATTCGGCTGAAATAATCTTTCGCCATAATTTGTTAAAACAAGGTTAGTTATAGATTGACGAACTGAATTTTCATTAGTTACTTTTGCTAACTGATTATTAAATGGTACTCTATCAAAATTGTCAAGAAAATCTGAAAACAGAATTTGTTTTTTCTGTGTTTGAGTAAACTTATCTGCTCTAGAAGTAGTAACCATCTATAAATCCTTTTATGGATATTTAGTTTAAAAAGGTAGAGACTTTATTATCACGGAAGGATTAATAATTTCATTAATTGTATTTGAAATTGTATTTTCATAATAATTAACATCTACGTTTTCATCAACCCAACTATCAAGAATTGATGGTGTTAAATCAGCAAACTGTACGAATGTATTTGGATCAGGAGAAGTTAGTGATATATTAAATCCAATAGGAACTGATATTCCGGAATCTAAATCTGTTCCAATAATGTTGCAGTAAAATGATTTTACTACATCTTTTAAAAGACCTTCTTTAGTTACCATCACTTGAGAGTATTCTCTTACATATGTGATATTCATATTAGATTCCTATTGCCATATAGTTTATTGTAGTTGAAGCTGCTGTAGCGG